ATTGGTCGCCAGAGATGCAAGAGACATTCTGTGCGGCACCCTCACTTCGGGAAATGTCCCGCGCCAGGCGGAGGTGCCTGTATGAACAGTTTAATCGTCAAGTCTGCTCTGGTCGGTAGCGCCCTCCTCGCGATCGCGCGCCTCGCGCGTCCTCTCTACGCAGGCGACCGGCCCCGTCGTCTGCTACTGCAACTGACCTCTCGACCCTCTCCTCACACCCCACCCCGCCACTGCTATGGAAGACACGACGCAAGCGATGCAGACAACCGGCGACGGCGCCACGCAGGCCGTGAGCACGCCTGGCGGCGCTTCTGCCACGCAGCCAACGGCCGCTACGGCCCTCGTTCCGAAAAGCTACGACCAACTGGAACGCTTCGCGGAGACAATTGCCCGCTCGCGGATGGTTCCAAAGCAGTACCGCCACGAGCCCGAGGACGTGATGGTCGCAGTCATGCACGGGATGGAGATTGGCCTGAAACCGCTCCAAGCCCTCCAAAACATTGCGATGATCAACGGGAAGCCCTCAATCTACGGCGACGCAGCCATCGCCCTGGTGCGCGCCTCGCCCGTGTGCGCCAAGATCAAGGAGTGGCGCGAAGGCGAAGGCGAAGAGATGGTCGCCTACTGCTACGCGCAGCGCTCCGACGGGGACGAGTGCGAGCACGCTTTCGATGTGACCGACGCGAAGAAGGCGGGCCTTTGGGACAAAAAGGGGCCGTGGTCGAGCTATCCGCAGCGGATGCTTCAGATGCGCGCCCGCTCGTGGGTCCTGCGCGACCTTTTTGCCGACGTGCTTCAAGGACTCTACATCGCCGAAGAGGCGCGCGACATTCCCAGCGAGGACGAGAAGCGCGACGCCAAATACGAGAAGTTGCTTGGCGACATGCGCGAGGGGTTGGAAGAAGCGGACGACTTTGCAGCTTACGTCAAAGATTGCAAGAACTACATCTCGAAATGGCCCCCCGAGCAGCAGGCCAAAGCCGAGGCGCTCATTGCTGACGTGCGCGCCGCGCGCTCCGGCGACGTGGGGGAGCGGCCCCAGCAGGCCCTTGAGCACCCCAACGAGCAGGCCAACGAGGACACGCAGCCGACGACGAGCGAGGAGGAATCCTCTTTCAAGGACGACCTCGCCACGCTTGAGCAGCAGCTTGGCGAAGCGCTTGAAAGCGAGGCGCCGCAGGAGCGCGTGAGCGAGCTGATGGAGCAATTTTCCGAGGCGTACCCACAACCCCCTGCTCCCAAGCGCAACGCGATCATGGAGGTCTACGAGCCGGTGCGCGCGGAGCTTGCCGGCGCCGACGAAGAGGCCCAGAGCCAAGCAGCGGACGACATCCTCGAGGGCAATACCGCGCTGAATACGGAAGAGGGCGCCGGCGGCGACGGCGCGAGCGAGGGCGAAGGCTGACGCGCACGTGGCCAGCGCAGGGGCCACGCGGCCTGCGCACATGCGCCCGCCACTGGACGGAGACCAGCCCCGGACGCGGCGGCTGCGGGTTCGACTCCCGCCGGGCGCACCCTCACCTGACGCCCCCCGAAAACACCGACTCTCCGACGATGCCAGAGTTCCTTCAGCCCACGCGGCGTTCCGACCTCTTCGACCTGCTCCAGCTCGCACGCGAGAAGGCCGCGGCCGAAGGCGAGCCGCTCCCGCGCCGCTTCTGCGTGATCTCTTACGGCCTCGACCTCGCCAGCCGTGATGGGCCAAAATCCCAGAGCGACTACGCGCGGATCTGGGGCTACTCCCGCTCCTGGGTGTGCCGCAACATCGACGACATCGCGGCGGAGGCGGAGGCGCAACGCACCTTCTACCGTGAGGAGCGCGAGACAGAAATGGGTAAAAATCACACGCAACAGCGAGACAACAGCGAATCAACACGCCAGCAACAGCCAGACAATCGAGATCGGCCTCCAGAGCGTCAGAACGGCGAAAAAGACGAATCCGCGCAACAGCGAGACAACATCGAATCAACACACTCGCAACAGAGAGACAACACAAATAGATCACACTATTCAGACTACCAGAATATAACCTCCCCCGCCCCCGGCGCGCAGGCGCGCGGGGAAGACCCTCCGGAAGTCCACTCGCCACCGGACCCGCCAGAGGCTGCGCCTTCGCTTGATTTCCTGGCCGAAAAGCAGGAGCCGCACCGCGCCGGGATCGAGTACGCCTTCCGGCAGATGGGCGGCGAGATCGACGACCCGTCCCAGCTCGCTGCCCGGTGCGATACCGAATGGCAGCGAATGCAGACGATCAAGCCCTACGAGGTGCGACAGCTCCTCGCCACCGAAGACGGCAAGTACAGCCCCGAGGTCGTCTTGGCGGCCATTGTCATCGCCGGCGACGACAACAACCCCAGCAAAAACTTCCTTCACGGCATCCTCCGAGACCTCCATGCCCAGCAAAAGCGCACCCGAGACGGACACCGCCCCGATGCCGATCAGCGAAGCCCTGCCGACGGATCTGATTTCGCAGGCCGAAAAGGCTGGTGGCCCAGCGACGACTGGGGACGACCCGCCGCCGCCTGACGACGAATGCCCGTCCTGCAACGCGCTGGGGATTCGCTGCTGCACCAACCGCGGACAGCGATACTGCGGCTGCCGTCGTGGCATGGACGCCGCGGAGCGCCACATGGACCGGCTGCACTCCTATTTCGAGCACAGCGGGATTCCGCCCCGCCTCCACGGTATGACGCTCACCACGCTTCGCTGCGCCGCCGAAGCCGCTGCCGGAGGAGCAGGCGGCGGCGCCGGCGAGGATCCGCTGGAAGGCAAGTCCGCTGCTATCGACGCCGCCGAGAAGCTGGCGGGAGGCCAGCGCCACCAGGGCCGCAATGGGATGCTCCTTCGCGGCCCCAACGGAGTCGGGAAAACAGGGCTGCTCGTCTGCTTGGCGCGTGGCTCCTTTGAGCGAGGCTGGGTGCCGCTGTTCGTGAAGTACACCGATTTCGTGCAGAGCGTCCAGGCCGGGTACGGCAAGCCGGTCAACGGCCCGTCCGGCGGGACGGTCAACATGGAGTTGGCGGATTTCCTGATCCGTGTGGGGCAGACGGCGCCGCTTCTGGTCCTCGACGACATCGGCGACCCCTTCGCCCGAGAAGATCGGTTCCAAGAGACGGAGGACCGGCGCCGCATCCTGTTTCAGCTCCTTGCGGCACGGCACGAGACGAGCCGCCCGACGCACCTTTCGGCCAACTTCCGCACGCGGCGAGAGCTGGCCGAGCAAATCGGCCCCCGCATCGCCGACCGGATGCGCGAGATGTGCGCCGAGGTGCAGATGGCCGGCGCCAACCTCCGTGACGCATCGTAATGGCAGAAGTCACCTCGCACGGGGCCTCGCGCCTCAACTCCATCAATCCTTTCTCTCAATCCCAACCCACACAGTACCATGAGCCACGACCTCAGAGTATCCCAGATTCAGATCCGCAACGTCCTCGGCATCCGCGAGCTCGAGTTCGCGCCCGACGGCTCGGTGACCACCATCACCGGCAAAAACGCCAGCGGCAAAACGTCCGTCGTCGACGCGATCCAGGCCGTCCTCGACGGCGGCCACGACGCCAGCCTGCTGCGCGAAGGCGCCGACGAGGGCGAGGTCATCCTGATGCTCTCCGACGGCAAGACGATCCGCAAACGCATCACGCCGGAGCGCTCAAATCTCTCGGTCAAAAGCGCCGAAGGCCACGACATGAGCGCGCCCCAGACGCTCGTCAACTCGCTGATCGACGCCAACCCGGTCGACCTGCTCACGGCCGACCCGAAAGACCGCGCGGAGTACTTGCTCGAATCGCTCCCGATGGCGGTTCCGGAGGAAGACCTCGCCGCGGCCGTCGAGCCGGTCACGTATGACGTCGAAATCGACGCCTCCGGCCACGCGCTCCAGGCTATCGGCCGCGTTTACGGCGACCTCTACGACGAACGGCGCCAGATCAACCGCGTGGTGTCGGAAAAACGCGATACGATCAGCCAGCTGGAGGATAGCCTACCGTTCGAAACGGACAGGGAGGACATCGAGAACATCTCCGAGCAGATCTACGACGCCGAGGAGCGCCGCGACGAACTCGAAGCCAAACGCTCCCAGGCGCTCAACAACATCAGCGAAAGAGAGCAGGGGCAGCTTTCGTCGCTGCGCAACGAGATGCAGCGCAAGATTCAGGAGATTAAGGACGAGTATACCGAGAAGGCCGACGACGTCGAAAAGCAGGCCGCCGAACGCAAAGAATCCATCCGCAACGACTACGACGAGCAGATCACCGAGACGAAGGAGACGCTGGCGACGCTGCGCGAGCGCGAGAAGAGCGCCCAGCAGCACGCCAACACGCACCGCATGATTGAGCAGCACAAGGCCGAGGCCGACAAACACGAAACCGATTCCGAGGCGATCACCGAAGCGCTCTCTCGGCTCGATGACCTGAAGCGCGACGTGATTTCGAATCTGCCGATCGGCGATGGGATCACGATCAACGCGGACGGCGAGATCGAGGACGAAGACGGGGTACCGTTTGAGCGCCTCAACACGGCCAAGCAGATCGAAATCGCCACCTCCGTCGCCACCGAGCGCATCGAGGATTGCGGGCTCGTCTGCATCGATGGGATGGAGCGGCTCGACGAGGAGACGATGGCCGCCTTCCGCAAGTGGGCCGAGGAGACCGACCTTCAACTGATCGTCACGCGGGTCGGGGAAGGAGAGCTCTCGATCCAAAACGGACAGGCATAACTGCTTCCGCACCAAAGCCAACGTCGACGACAGCAACCTCACCGCCATGTGTCAGCGCTGCCACCTCAGCCTCGACGCCGACCGCCATCACCGCAACCGAAAGTACGGCCGCCACCACGACCGCGCCCACCAACTCCGTCTCTTCGCCGACTGAATCCGATGCGCTACGTCTACACCGGCTCACGGGCCGCCCAAACCCTCGCCGAGCAGGGCTTCGACGTCGAGCTGCGCCGAGGCCAGATGTGCGACCCCGTGCGCCGCGCTGACGGCCGCGTCGTCCGCAGCACGGACGCTGGCGTCGCCAACGCCCTGGTGCGCTTCGACGACGGCCACGTCACCACCGTCAGCCCGCGACGCCTGCGCCTCGTCGAGAAGCTCCCGCGCGTCTACCTCGTCGCCTGCTCGAAGAGCAAGCGGCAAAGCCCGCAAAAGACACTCGCGAGCAAGCTCTACACCGGCGACCTCTACCGCAAGTCGCGCTCGTACGCCCTGAAACGGCTCTGCCGAGAACCTGAGGGGCGGTGGTTCATCCTCAGCGCTCGCTACCGGCTGCTGCACCCCAGATACCGGGTCTTCCCATACGACGCCACACTGAGCGACATGAACGCCCAGGAGCGCCGCGAGTGGGCCCGGAAAGCCGGTGAGGAGCTGCTGTCTCGTTTGGACGAGCGCACGCACGTCGTCTTCCTCGCAGGCAAGCGGTACCGCGAGCACCTCATCCCACGTCTCCAGTCGGAAGGTCATCCGTGTAGCGTCCCCATGCGCGGCCTCGGCATCGGCGGACAGAAAGCCTGGCTCAAGGAGCGGGTCAATCAAGACGACTGAACACAGCTTTCTCCAGTTCGGTACGTTTTTGCCCAAAAAGCTTCCCGTTGATCGACGCCCGTCTGGTCCATTCAAACGGGCCTTTTGTCGATTTCACCACCGTTTTGCCGCCCTTTTTGTTGCAATTGTGCGTCCTTTTTATTTCACCCCCCCACACAAAGACGCCCCACCTGCGTCCAAGGGGCCTTTCGGCGCCAGAGCGCAGGCGGGGCGTGGCAAAGGCACAGCGCATGGCGTGCGTGTGCTCTGAGAGGGAAGGTAGCACTGCCGGCGTCGGCGTCCTCACGGTGTGGCTTACGCTGGCGTCAGGACGGCGCTACGCAGTGGAGCGTGCGCGTGGCTCATATTGTGAGGCATGAGCACGCCCTCCGCCGCTGACTCTCCGCAACCCAAGCAGACCGCCCGGGCGCCCGCGCAAGCGGCGTGTGAGGGCGCGTCCATCGAGGCGCTCGCCGCCGAGCTGACGGCCAAGCAGAAGGCCCTGGTGGACACCTACTGCGAGACGCTCAACCAGACGGAGGCGGCGCGGCGTGTCTACAACTTTTCCACCGACAACGCCGCGGCGTCTCACGCCAGTAAGACCCTGCGAAAACACAAGGTCCGCGCGTACCTGCGCGCAGTGATGGACGAGGTGATGATGGACGCGGCGGAGGTGATCGCGCGCCTCTCGAACCTGGCGCGCACCTCAGCGGCCGACTTCGTGTCTATCGATGAGGATGGGCGCGCGCAGCTCGACTTGGAGAAAGCCTCCAAGCGGGCTGCCCTCGGCCAGGTGCGCGACCTGACGCAGCGCACCATCACGAAGGGGGACGGCACCTCCGAGACGACCCTCGATGTCCGACTGGCAGATCCCCAGCGCGCCCTGAAGGCCCTCGCAAAGATCCTCGAACTGACCGGCGGGGCCGAGCAGGAAGTCGGCGGCGCCTCCTCAGCCTCTGAGCAGGCCTTGGAGCTGGTGCAGCAGAAGGTCGAAACGCACTATCACACGTAGGATACTGGCATGTGAGGAGCATATACGATGAGCAGCAGCCACAGAAAGCACCTGCACAGCAAGGAGAAGCGCCTGGCGAAGCGCTACCTGCGCAACCATTCGGAGGTGTGGATGGAGCACGCTTTCCGGGAGGCGAAGAGCTTCTCGCTGTGGGAGCGCGCCAGGCTGGCCGTGCTGCTCGTCGCAGGCTCTCACGCGGGTGCTGTGGGGCGCTGGTGGCGCAGCGTGACGTACCTGCCGCGCATCGCATGGGTTGGGCTGCGCAAGGTGGGGTCTCACGTGGGGACTGGCGTCGCTAAGGCTGCGCGCGCTCTCGTCTTCGCGGGCATCGGCCCTGACGAGCCGCGCCGGCGAAGCAAGGCCCTCGCCTACAACGCGCCCCTGGTGGCGCTGGTGGGGGCGCTCCAAGCGGTGTGGGGCCGCCTCCCGAGAGCGGGGGCGCTGGGGGCCACGCTGGGCCTGCTGATCGTGTACGTGCTGGCAAGGGTGGCGGTCGAAGCCGCGTTTCTGGCCTGCGAGAATGAGGACTATCCGAGCGAGGCCCCATGAGCTGGAGCGACGGCAGCCCGGCTGCGGGCCGCCGATGGACCAACAGGAATCCCAGGCGCCCCGGGGAGAGCCGGGGAGCGCTCCCCGCGTGGCTGGAGGAGCGCGCCTACGGCCGTGCCGGGCGCGTCCTCACCGTCGTCGCCAGCGCGCCGGGCGAGGAGTTGGCCGTCATCAACGCCCAGCCCGGCGAGGAGCTCATCTACGACCCGCGCGCTGACAGGGTGTCAAAAGGCAGGGCATGGAGATCGAGCAGGACAAAGAGCAGATTCTCAAGGAGAACCGGCGCAGGCAGCGCCGCCTGAACCGTGGGTTCGACCCCATCAGCGGGCGCGGCGCCATTGGCGACCCTCAGTTGGAGCGGGAGGAGGAGCCCTTCCAGCGCTTCGCGCTCGACCTCGACGAGGAGACCCGGGCCTGGCTCCTGCCCGACACCATGCGCGGCGAGGCGGTCGTGGAGGCGGCGCTGGAGGCCGGCAGCCTCGCCGCGATGGCCGAGGACGTGGGGATCTCCTTCCGTGAGGCGAAGGCGGCGCTCAAGGAGCTGCGCTACGATCACGACTTTTCGTTCTGGGCGGCCGTTTGCATTCAGATCGAGACGAAGACGGAGGGACATCAGCCCTTCATCCTGCGGCGCCCGCAACGCGAGCTCGTGCGCTCGTTTGAGCGCCAGCGCCTGGCGGGGGAGCCGATCCGCCTGGTGCTCCTGAAAGCGAGGCAGTGGGGCGGCTCGACGGCCACGCAGCTGTACATGATGTGGATACAGCAGCGCCACAAGAAGCACTGGAACAGCTTCGTCTGCGCGCAGGACAAGGGGGCCGCGAAGCGCATCCGCGGCATGTACACGCTGGCGGCGGACAAGTACCCCGCCGACGTAGGCGCGGTCACGCACCGCCCCTACGAGGGCTCCCAGAACACGCGCTACGTCGAGGAGCGCGAGTGCATCATGGGCGTGGGCAGCGTGGAGCGCCCCGACGCGGTGCGCTCCTACACCTACCAGATGCTTCACCTCAGCGAGGTGGGCCTCTGGAAGAGTGCCGCCCAGGTCAACGCTGAGAGCTTCGCGCAGAGCCTGTCCGGCGCCCTGGTGGACGCGCCCTACACCTTCTGCGTCATCGAATCGACGGCGAAGGGCGTGGGCAATTTCTTCCACCGCATGTGGCAGAAAGCCAACGGCGAGCTCGAGAAGGAGAGGGCCGGGGGCTCCGGCGGCGCCGCGGGCGGCTTCGGCCCAGAGGAAAGCTTCCGTCCAGCGGAAGGAGCACCGGCAGAGGACCCCGACGATGCGGGCGGCTACGAGCCCTTCTTCGTCGCCTGGTTCGACAACGAGGAGAACCAAGCCGCGCTTCCGACCCCGCCCGAGCGCTATCTGGACACCTTGGGCGAATACGAGTGGGGCGTGCTGTGGCACGAGGGCGCCAGCCTCCAGCAGATCGAGTGGTACCGGCGCCGCCAGCAGGAGCCGGGCATGGACGAGGAGTGGCGCCGGAAGAGCGAGTACCCCTCGACGCCCGACGAGGCCTTCCAGAGCTCCGGCAGCCGCTTTTACCCGAAGCCCTACGTCAAAAAGGCCCGCAAGCACACCTGCCCGCCGGCAGAGATTGGCAACCTGGTGGCCGACGGGGAGAAGGGCGAAGACGCGCTCACCGGCATCGAGTTCATCCCCGGCGCGCGGGGCTTCCTGCAGGTGTGGCAGCGCCCCGGCGAGAGCGACGGCGACCTGGAGCGCGAGGGCTACCGCTATCCCCGCCGCTATGCGGCGTTTGCCGACGTCGGCGGGACGACCGACCAGGCGGACTATTCGACCGTCAAGGTGATCGACCGGCTGCCGATGATCTGGCATGGCGTGCCCGAGACGGTGGCCGTGTGGCATGGGCACCTCGACCAGGACCTCTTCGCGTGGGAGGCCGCGCGCCTGGCGCGATGGTATGACGACGCGCTCCTGGCGGTGGAGGTCAACAGCCTGCGGCGCGACCACGGCGACGAGACGCGCGGCTTCGACTCGGATCACAGCTACACGGTCCTGCACGCGATCCGGGACTACTACGACAACCTCTTTTACCGCACCGACCCCGACAAGGACGCCGACGCGCGGAGGAAGCTGGGCTTCCACACCAACCAGCAGTCGAAGATGCTCATGCTCAACGCGCACAAGGGCGCGATGCGCGATGAGGAGTACGTCGAGCGCGACGCGCGGGCCTGCGATGAGTTCGACTACCTGGAGCGCAAGGAGCGCGGCAGCTACGGCGCCGTGGAGGGCCAGCACGACGACCGCGTGATCAGCACCGCCGGGGCGGTGTGGCTGGCCCTGGAGTACATGGAGCCGTGCCGCGAGGTGCCTATCAAGAGAAAGCGCCGCAAGCGGCGCGGTGGAGCAGCGGAGTTCGCGTGAGGCGAGGGGGGCGTGCCACTGCACCTTACAGAGCCGCAGGCTGCGCGGGCGCAGAGGGCCACTGGGCTTGCTCATCTTGCGGGGCACGCTCGCAAGGAAAAGCCTCTTTTACCCGCTTCTACTGGGCGAATATCGCCCTCTGCGGCCTGTGCCCTTCAGCCCCCAACGCCGGCAACGCCTTCAGCAGGGAGACCTCCCCCAGCAGGGAGGCTTGCAGGGATTTCCTGGGGCGCCGCCGGAGCCGCCCAGCCAGGTGCCCATGCCGGCGGGCGTGCCCGAGACGACCTCCGACATGATGGAGGTCGTCCGCGACAAGAAGCCGAAGCAGATGCACGACCTGGTCGAGGAGGCTCGGCGCGCCTGGGAGGCGCGCCGCGACGCGCGCCGTCGCCGGCGCCGCGCCCGAGATTACTTCTACGGCAAGCAGTGGGAGACCTACACCGACGCCGACGGGGAAACCGTCGATGAGGCCGAGCGCCTGCGCGAGCAAGGGCGCGTGCCGTGGGTCATGAACGAGATCCGGCCCATTGTGCAGAACCTGCGCGGGCAGTTCCGACAGGGGTATGCCGACCCGCTCCCGGTGGCCCGCGAGCGGGAGGACCAGGGCGCCGAGGAGCAGATGGGCGTCGCTCTGGAGGTGACGCACGACTTCAACGACGTCTCGGAGGTCGATGCGGACGAGTTTCTGGAGTGTCTCCTGGCGGGCGCGTTCGGGTGGAAGGTGCACGCCGAGTACGACAGCGTGCACAACCGCGATGAGGTCTCGATCGACCCGGTCAACCAGAACCGCCTCTTCTACAACCCCGACCTGAACGACCGGCGGGGCAAGGATTTGCGCTTCATCGGCGAGATCCACGACTGGACCCTCGACGAGATCATCCAGCAGTTTGCCGATGATCCGGTGGAGGAGAAGCACCTGCGCGAGCTATACGCGGAGATCCAGCCGGCGCACGTCGAGCGCTTCACCGGGGCGAGCTACGAGGGCTTCGAGCAGGCCGATAGCCTCAGTTGGTACTGGCCGAATGAGCCGGAGAAGGCGCGCGTGGTGGAGGTCTGGAAAAAGGAGCACGAGTGGAAGCGCTACGTGCACGACCCGCTGGACGGCACCTACGAGGAGACCGACCTGTCCGACGCGGAGGTGCAGTCGATCAACGAAGAGCGCAAGCAGGTGGCCATGGCCAACGGGCTCCCCAGCGTGCCGCTCCTCGATGTCGATGAGGAGTACGAAGACGTCTGGCACGTCTACTACCTCACGCCCGACGGGCACGTCCTGTGGGAGGGGGAGACCCCCTACTGGCACGACGAACACCCCTACACGCTGGGCTTCCCAACGATGCTGGACGGGGAGCACTGGGGCATGGTCGAGGACATCATCGACCCGCAGCGCCTGATGAACCGGATGACCGCCTCGATCGACTTCATGTTCGGCGTGGGGGCGAAGGGGCTCTTGATGGTGCCCCGCGACGCGATCCCGGAGGACATGGACATCGACGACTTCTCGGAGGAGTGGACCCGCATGGGAGGCGCGATCAAGTACAAGCCCTCCAAGAAGCACGACCAGATGCCCAAGCAGATCACGGCCAACTCCATCCCGGCCGGGATCTTCAACTGGCTGGGGCAGCAGCGCGACTGGATGGAGAAGATCAGTGGCGTGAACAGTGCCGTGCAGGGGCAGGCCCCCGAACGGGAGGTGACCGCCAGCCAGTACGCGGCGCAGATCGAGCAAGGGCAGACCTCGACGCTCGAATACTTCGAGAGCTTCTACGCGACGCGGCGCAAGCGCGACAGGAAGGCCCTCCAGGTCGTCCTCCAGTTCTACGACGAGCGCCACCTGCAAGGCCCCAAGAGCCAGAAGGCCGTGACCTTCGACCCGCAGACGGTGCGTGGGATCGACTACGACATCGTCATCCAGGACGTGCGCGACACGGCCACGACGCGCAAACTGTGGGAGCAGGACCTCAAGGAGCACCTCCAGAGCGCGCGGATCACCTTCGACCAGTACCTCCAGATGAGCTCGCACCCGAAGGCCGACGCGATGCGCAAGGTAATTCAGCAGACGAACCCGATGCTGATGGGGCTCCCGGTGGCGCCGGAGCTGGCGGAAGCCGCCAAAAACGGCGACGAGGACGCCCTGGCGCTCCTGAACCAGGCGCAGGGCGCGGCCCCGAGCCAACAGGCAGGCGGACCCCAGACGGCGGCGGGTGGGCCTCAGGCGGCGGGTGGGCCGCAAGGAGGCGGCGCGCAGGGGGCGGGCTCCCAGGCGGGCGGCCCCCAGGCGAAGCCTTCTTCCGGGGGCGCTCCCTCCAGTGGCGGCGGCGGCGGATCAGGAAATCTCTACCAGCAGGCGGTGCCTCGGCAAGCGGTCCCGTCGGCGTAGCGAAAAGCCCCCTCGGTAGCACGAACCCCGCAGACAACGCATGAAAACGCGCTCTCCAAAAGCATTCGAGCACGACGTGGCGGACCGCCAGTCCTTCGAGGTGGCCGCCGCCGACGTGGGCGGGGAGTCCTCGGCCTTGGTGGTGCCGCAGGGCCTGCGCGCGTTGCACGTGACCCTCGACAATGGTACGGGCCAGAGCGTGACCGTCGAGCTGGTGCGGCGCGGGACCGATGACGTGATCGCCAGCGCCAGCGTCTCTGCCGGTGCCACGCACCGCTTCGTGCCCGCCGCCGACGGGAGCGCACCCCCCACCGCTACCGCAGTGACCTACGCCGGCGAGCTGGCCTGCCTCTCGGGTCTCTTTGACGTGGAGGTGCGCACCTCGGCCGGGACCGCGCCGACGACCGGGCAGCTGGCCGTGAGTTATGAGTTTGCTTGACCGCACCCCGTTTCCCCACCCCCTTTGACCCTTACAACGGATTCCTGCTATGGGCATCATGGACAACCACCGCGACGCGCAAACCGACGCCGACCCTTCCCCCGAAGCCGCGCCACAAGAGGCGCCCCAGGCGAACGAGTCAGGAGACTCGGGGGAGGACATGTCCTCGGTAGAGGGCGAGCGCGTCGAGGAGCCGGAGACGACCGGCGACGTAATCGATGACGCCCTCCAAGGCGCCCTCCAGAGCAGTCAAGGCGGGGAGGAGCACCCGGACGGGCGCCACACGGCGTTCCACGCGGCGATGCACGAGATTGGCTCCGAATCCGGCGGCGGCGAGGGATCGGGCGACGCTACTTCGTCGGAGGAGGCGACGGCCCAGGAGGCCGCCTCGAATGCGGAGGAAAGGGCAACGAGCGATGCGGAATCGGGGGCCTCTGATGAGGAGGCGTCCTCCGGCGAAGCGCTCGCTGGCGAGGGCGAAGAAACAGACGGCGAAGAGGAGGAAGGGGAGGAGGCCGCCTCTGAGGAGGAGGAGTCCGCTTACGACCCGGTGGCCGAGCAGCGCGAGCGCCTGGCCGAGAGAGGCATCGAGCTGGGGGAAGACGAGGAGGGCAACCCGCGCGACCCGGTGGACTTCATCGAGCAGGAGGTCTCCGCCAACGAGGAGCTGATCGACGCCTTCGAGAGCGACCCACAACTGCAAGAGGCCACGCGGCTGGCCGTCGAGGAGGGGCTTTCTTTAGAGCAGGCCGTTGCCACGATGGACCTCGACCCCGGCGCCGCCGAGGAGAACCCCGAGGTCCTGAAGGCGCAGGCGCGCCAGGAGGCGCGCCGGGAGCAGATCGAGGAACAGGCCGAGGCCGCCCGCGAGAAGGGGCAGCAGATGCGGGTCGCGTTCCAAGAGGAGCACGACTACTCCGACGAGGAGATGACCCGCTTCCTGAAAGAGGTGCAGACCTACGTCAATGGCGACCCGGCGAACGGCGGCCAGCTGCCGGAGGACTTCCTGGAGGTCATGCACCGGGGGATGCGCTACGAGGAGGACGTCGAGGCCGCCCGCGAGGAGGGGGAGACGAAGGGGCGCAACCAGCAGATCAACGAGCGCCGCGAGAAGAAGAAACAGAAGGGCGACGGCCTGCCCAAGGCCCCCGACGGCTCGGCCGGCGACCAGGAGGAGGAGGCCGACCCGGACGGGGCGCTCGCCCTCGCGCAGGACCTCGGCGGCGCCAATGGCGGCGTCCTCGAAGGCGTTTGAGGCAGACTTTTACCACCGACTTTCTCACTTGGAGGCTTGAAGAGAGGATTTTTCCTCTCGCACATCTATCGCGGGCTGGCAGGCCGCCTCCGCGCCGGCCCATCACACCCACCAACCGCGCAGCTCATCGTCGGCTGCACATTACCATGAAGCACTTCGACTGGAACCGCTACGCTCGCATTTTCTGCGGTTGCCTGATGGGCTTTCTCGTGGCCCTCACGGCGACCCTCGTTTTCAACGTTGACGCCCAGGGCGCGGCCTTTGCCGCGGCGGCCACGGGAGCGCCGGTCTCCGACATCAAGGAGACGAGCACGCCCGACGAGCACAAGGTGCGCGACGTCTCCGACGCGCTGGCCGTGCTGGAGCCGAGCCGCTTTCCGCTCGACACGATGATGCGCAAGCTGCAAGGGCGGCGTCAGGGCGGCGTCGAGAACGTCAAGATCGAGTGGGCGCGCTCCGACCGCATCCCTCGCACCGACGAGATCGCATCGGGGAGCGCGGCCGGCGCCGACGGCGCGACGGTGGACTGGACGGTCAAGAACGGCAACCGCTGGCGCAAAAACGACCTCATCTCGATCCCTGGCGACCTTACGGCCCCGGTGATGCTCGTCGAGGAGGTCAAGGACGCCTCGGCCGGCACGATCACCGTGCGCGCGCTCGTTGATGAGGTCGAGTCGGGCGGCGACAGCTTCGGGACCGTCCCGGCGACCTCCGCTGACGACCCGCTCGCGCGGATCGGGAACTCCAAGACGGAATCGGACGAGCCCTCGGAGAGCCGCGCGATGATGCCGGAATACGACTGGAACCTCGTCCACACCTACGACGCGGTCGTCGAGATTTCCGATCACCGCCGTCGCACGTCCAACCACACGATGACCGACGACTGGAAGCGCGCGCGCCAGGACAACCTGATCGACCTGCGCCGCAGCTTCGAGTTCAACGGCTTCTTCGGGGTGGCCTCCGAATCGACGGCCCAAAACGCTGAGGACCGCTACACCCAGAACGGCGTGACGCGCTACATCCCCAACACGATCAACTACACGATCGGTGGGATGAGCGAGGCGAGCCTGATCGACATCAACAAGACCATCTTCACCGGCAACGACGGGGCGTTCACGCGGATGCTCTTCGCCGACGCGGAGCTCTGCACCGAGCTGGACAAGGTGCTGCTCTCGAAGATGCAGACGGCGCCGAGCCGCACGATCGCCGGCGTGACCTTCTCGGAGCTCAAGACGCGCTTTGGGCGCCTGATGGTGGCGTATCACCCCGGCTTCGAGGAGCTGGGCTACACCAACTTCGGCGTGGTGCTGGACATGAACAACATCTACAAGCGCGAGATGCAGCCGATGGACAAGCGGAAGCTGATGCTCAAAGAGACGGGCATCCGTGACGCCGAGGCCGAGCAGTACATCGAGAAGTCCAGTCTCGAGGTGCGCCGCCCGGACACGCACTACATCATCCGCGGCTCCTGATGGGGCACATATCGCCTGGAGCGTGTTGCTCCAGCGCGTGTTGCTCGGAGCCGGGGCAAAGGCTGCGTGCTTTTGCCTCGGCTCTCGGCGGCACGGAAAAAGAACGACCCCCAGAACGTCTTCCACCCGCCCGCTTCCCCCCAAACTTCAGCCCCTTTGCCATGACCACCGAACGCTTCGCCTCGACGACCGGCGAGAACGAGACGATCCTCCTTCCCGACCAGGAGAAGGCCTACAAAACCCCGCAGGGGACGCAGTACAAGAATGTGCCCCTCGGCGCGGTAGACCTGACGCCCGACCCCACCGCCGTGCGCGGGGAGGCGCGCATCCAAGCGCTCAAAGAGCACCCGGCCTTCGGGGTGCGCTTTCGGTCGGTGGACCACCTGGAGGAGAAGATGGAGGAGGTCTCCAGTGAGGACGTTTCCGAAAGCGAATCTCGCCCAGAGGAAGACTCCAGTGAGACGGAATCGGGCACCGCCGACACGGAAACCGCCGAGGGCGGACATCGCCCAGAGGACCCCGCGGATGATGACGGTGAGCCTGGTGAGGGTGAGCTCAAGACGCTCGGCTACACCAACCCGAACCAGGCGGTGGCCTACCTCGCCCGCGAGACGGGCGCTTCCGAAGAGGAGATCGACGAGATCCGGGGCGAGCCGGCCCTAATCCGCGCCTTCGCCCAGGAGCACGGCTACGACTTCCCCGAACTGGAAGCGTAGGCCTGCCTCGCGCCGCTGCAAGAAGAAATATCCCCTCGACTGATGACGCGCGACGAGACCATCGATCTCGGCTTTCGCCTCGCCGTGCCGCCCGCCGTGCTGCTCGCCTGTGCGCTGGGGGTGGGAGTGCTGTTTTTGTCCGGATGCTAATGGCGACCCGATTTCTATAAACCGGGACTTCCCACAGACCGGGACTTCTCCAAACCAGACTGCCGCCCCGTGCGCGCGCTGACATGGCCAGTTTTACCTACGACCCAGACACGACGCCCTCTCAGGAAACGCTCGTGGAGCGCGTGGAATACCGCGTGGACCAGGTGACCGCCCAGGGCCAGACGACGCCCGTGAACCGGAAGAGCACGTACCAGGAGCTCGCGGAGGCGGGGCGCTCGATCCTGCGGCGCGTGCCGCGCGAGCTCGTCTACCCTGCCGCCGACGACGGGAGCGCGAGCGTGGCCCCCACCAACGACGGGCGCAAGACCGTTATTCCGGTGCCGGATGACTTCATTCGCTTCCTGCGGGTGCGCCTGCCGGAGTGGAAGCACGCGGTGGATGAGTTCGTCCCCCTCGATTCGAGCCGCTACCGCCTTCAAGCCAACCCGTTTACCTCTGCTGACGAGGCGCATCCGATCGCCAGCCTTGCACCCTACTTCTCGGGCAGCGTCAACCAGGCGGTGGAGTGCTACCCGCAGGACGCCACGCCGACGGTGGACCTGTTCGCCTACGTGCCCGACACGGCGCCGGAGCAGATCCCCGAGGAGCTGCGCGACGCGCTGACGTGGGAGGCGGCCGGGCGCGTCCTCCAGAGCACGAAGGAGGAAGGGGCCGGCGCCGCGTTTGAGGCGTCCACGCGGGCGATCAGCGGGCTGCGCTATGGGCTGATGGGCGAGGACCGCCCGGCCGAGTAGAGGCGCATCCCCTGTAATCTACACTTCAGAGAGGCTCAATTTCAGAGGGGCCGAGTCCCATGAACACCGCCGGCGACGTACTGGAGCGCGTGAAGCGCAAGATCGGCCTCCTGGGGCGGCGTCTGGGAGACCCCGGCCTGACGCCCACCGAGGCCGACGAGCCGGCGCTGATGGCCGCCCTCCAGGACGGCCTGATTGAGATCGCCAAGAAGACGAATCGCTTCGAGGGGAGGGCTACCGTCTCGACGGCGAAGGGACAGGCCGCCTACGCGGTCACGTCGGCCCTCGACACGGTGCGCAAGGCGAGCATCGGGACCCGAGAGCTGGAGCACAAGGCCGGCGCCGATGTGCGGGCCGCCGCCGCCAGCCCCGAGGCGAAGAGCGGGCGCCCCACCTGCTACGGGCTCCACGAAGGGGCGCTCTGGCTCTATCCGGTGCCGGACGGGGTCTACGAGGTAACCCTTCTGTACAAGCTCAACGGCGTATACGGGGGCGGCGGAACCTCCTCACAAACCGCCCCCGACTGGTTTCTCAAAGACGTAGAATGACCTCGGCCCGGCATGATCTACGACATTGCCAAAAAGCGGCTGCTCACCGAAGACCTGCGCGAGGGACTGAAAGTGCTCTTGGTGACGGACGGCTATGTGCCAGACGCTGCGCACCGGACGGTGGCGGACGTGGAGCAAGGCGAGTTTTCCGATGCCAACTACTCACGGAAGACGGTTCAGAACGTGGTCGTGAGA